TTATGACACGTGTTGGTCTTACTAGTCTCATCCCATATGCCATAGACTTAAGAAACCCTGTTAGTGCTCCTATATGCTGCCCTGCTGGATTTACATGCTGGATCATTGCAAAGGATCTTAGAAAGTTATTAAGTCAAAGACCGTCGACTATGAAAACCTTTGAATTCAGGCTTAAGTCGACGGTCTGTGTATTATTTTGTGAAAGATCATTTATCATTTCTGCATATCTACTATTCATATTATAGATTTAATTTTTTTTATTTTTTGTAATTTATTTAAAGATTCCCATTCGGCCTGCCAAATTACTATATATCTTATATTATTACTTATAGCATGCGCTTTTCTATTATCATCTATGGTCCACTGTTCTGGTGTAAGTTCTAGATCTTCTTTCTTAGTCCAGAATTTCGCATCTTCTTTTTTCTTTAATATAAAATCTTTTAGCGTCATGTCTGTATTTTATTCTTCTGAATTATCTATTATGCTAGCATTATCATCTTCCTCTTCTGTAATATCAAAATCACCACTTCCAAGTATTTTAAGCCACTCATGAGCATGCTCTTTTTTATATTTCTCAATATCGGCTTTATTAGTTTTATCATCATCTATAAATCCGTGTACAGTTACAAGTAATTTTCCAGCAGCAGTAATCCCAGTAATATGATTTTTATCACAACTCAATCTAGTTCTTTTAGCAAATTCAACAGTTTTACCGTTTTTAGTAGCGCTAATTTTATTAGTACCCGCTTTACTTATACCTCCAAATGTAATTACTAATGAAGAATCAAACCACATTGTATTACCACCTTTATTTTGTAAAGTGGGCTGTCCCATTCTCACTTCTGGTTTTGCAACCCATACTTTATTTATAGCTACAAGGGTATTAGTATATGGTTGACTTTCTTTTCTAGACATGGTAATTCTTTGATTAATAAAATTACCAAATTGAGTCGACATAGCACCAGCATTCCATTCATTATTATTGGAATTAGACTCTATACTTAGTCTACATGGTATTGATCCTACAGAATCCCAAAAGAAGCAAATATTATATGGTAGATTGCCTTTCTTTTGTTCATCTAGAACATCAGATATAAATGCAGCAACATCTTCTACACAATTCATTTTTTCACGATCTACATAGATAAAAAATCCGCTATAATCTACTACTTCCCCAGTCTCTTGATTAACTACTTCATCAAATTGCAAACCCATTGTCTTAGCATGATCCCAAGACCACTTCATCTCAGTAATTATAAACACTGGTAATATTCCAAGTCTTTGAGCACTAACGGCCGCTTCAAGTAGAGCGGTTGTCTTTCCTGTATCACTATGACCTCTAAGCAGAGTAATATGACCCATAGGAATACCTGGAATTTGTAATGTGTCTTTAAAAGCACTCGAGAGTGGAATCCACCTAGTCTCTTTAAACTTTACTGATGTTGATGTGAGGTTTTTTGACTTTTTAAATTTGTCAAGAGGTGATATATTACTATCTGATTTGATAGCATCTGAGAGCGCTCCAGTAAGCCCCTCTTTTTTCTTTGTTGTTGCCATTAAAACCTTTTATATTATTATATTTTAAATAAATCATCTATCTCTTTATCTACATCTGTCTTCTTTGTACTTAAAGAGTAGCTCTTTTTTGGCTTCTGCTCTTCTGTTTTTTCCCAAGGTAGATCTCCTACTGTAGAATCTTCATCTGATTCTTTTACGGTTGGTGTTTCAGTCTCTTCTTCTGGAGTAAGATGAGATTGTAGAGCTGACTTCATTTCCTCATAAGTGTATTTCTTAAATTGATCAAGTGGATTTGGTTGATTTGAAAGCCAATCTTTAACTTGAGCTGCATTATCAGAAAGTGGGGTTGATTTACCGCGAACACGTACTTTAGATTGATTGTAATTTGTACCATTTGTTTCTGGTGCAGTTGTTTCTATAGTAATATCACGACCAGACATTACATCTGTATAATCACCTACGTCCTCATCTTCTGCAATAGCGAGTAGTTCCATAAATACTTGCTTACCAAATTCCCAAAGACGTACGCCTTTATCTTCCTCACCACGTACAATTACAGGCACAAATACTCGCATTTTTGATTCAAGTTTTTTTGCAATCTGCCAATCTTCTTTGTTTCCACTCTTACGTAGCTTTTGAGTAAATTCAACAATCGGATCTTTTTCTCCAAAATTCACTGGAGAGATCATTGTCTTGTTATTAATCCCGTAATAGATTAATACCTCTTTAAATGGATTTGATTTGTCATACGCGCTAGGTAGGATCCTAACTGAATGTTTACCTACGGTAGGTCTCCAAAGAGTCTTGTTTTGCTCTTTATTACCACCACCTTTTGGATTTTGTAGAGCCTGAAGACGACTCTTTAATGCATCAATGTTCATAAATATAACAGTTTATTTTAAAAGAAAATAATATTAATCCTCTAGATAGGAAAATAAATTTATAAAGTCGTATTAATTATCTTATGTACGACAGTATTTAATTTCTTAAAATCTTGCCCTTGAGTAAGTAGAACGCTATTTTTATATTCTGTCCAGTTTATAGGATATTTGGTATCTAAAACTCCAGAATTAAGACTTGAAATTAATATATTGAGAGCGTTGATTGTATATAGGGTGTTTGTTTCTTTTTTTCTGTGGAGTAGAATTGTATTTGATAATACTGTAGCTTTACCCCCTTCAATCTCTATATTATAAGTACACATATACTCATCTATCTCTGGAGAAGCTAATATAAATATTTTGCCATACATGATTTTATATTGAGAATTTATTTCTCTTAATCTCTCATCAAGTAGGTCTTTTGATGTAAAGCTACAAAATAATCTATTTGCCAAACTTTGTGGTGTTATTGTTACTATTTTATAATTCTGCATAACCATTTATGTTTATAAATATACTAATTATTTTATATAAATATCTCCTTTAATATCTCCACCTTGTTGAATTATTATATTTTTAATTTCTTCATTAGTGTATTTTTTTGAGATAGGAGTATTATCTAAATCTAAATACCCTCCTACTTTTAAATTATCTGGTAGTGAAGTTATTTTAGTACCACTTAAATTTAAATCCCCTCTTACTTCTAAATTATCTGGTAGTGAAGTTATAGGAGTACCACTTAAATATAAACCCCCTCCTACTTCTAAATTATCTGGTAATGAAGTTATAGGAGTATCATTTAAATCTAAATTGCCTTTAGACCCATCTTTTATATACTGTTGTATTTTCTTTTGAATTGAAATTTTATAATTCTTTTCACGTTCTTCTGAGGAACGTCTTGGAATTAGTATGTTTTCCTCTTTTAAGAAAGAAATTAATTTTATCATTATTTTATTATTTATATATCTATAAATATATTAATTTTATTAAAAATTATAATTTTTAGAGTATTTATGTTTTACTGCAAAGCCATTTTCACATAGTATTTTTTTTATCTCTATTAAAAATTCTTTGCCATCATCTATAGAGTAATCAAAAAGAAATGCATCATAGGTAATTAGTACTAATTTACTTTTACATTTTTTAGATTCGATAAAATTTTTTATTTTTTCTATTTTAAAAATATTATTTTTAGTCTCTAGATTTTGTATAATATAATTAAAAAGCTTAAGCTTATTTATTTCTTGAGATTTTCTTAATAATTTTCCAGTAGGTAATATATAAGAACCATTTCTTTTATAAATATTCCAAGAATTCTCTATAAAATAGTCTAATCTAGAAAAAAATTCTATATTTTTATATTGATCATCAATACCCCCATATAGTTGTTTAAATGAAATTTCTTTAGATTTATTATACTCCTCTTGTGTAAGTTCATCTTTTGAAAAGTATAATTTTCCTAATTGAGTATGTATAGACTCTTGAGGATTTGTAAATTTATAGTCTATTAACTGCGCTATTAGCCTAAGATGATATGCATCAAAATCAAATTCTACTAAATAATCAAATCTAGGAATAAAACACTCTCTAAATTCTGGAGTTTTAGGTACTGCTACAAAATTTATATTTGAGAATGAATTTGATGGTCTACCAGTAGTATTATACATATTATAATATGAATAGACTATATTATCCTTTATTAGCAGATTTGGAATAGTAAGATGATACGCGCTAATTAATTTAGAATTGTCTACTGCAATACCCTGAGTCTCAACCCAATTATATAAATATGAGGCCTTATTTAATATTTCATAATCTCTTTCTAAATCAAATAAACTTTCTACTTTCTTATATAAACACTCATATTTTTCATAATGCTTTGTGATTGGTATAAGTTCATTTATATACTGTGATGGGGCTCTATTATAATAAAAATCCCGATGTATTACTGTATCACACTCAAGCTTATTTTCTTCTATCCCCTGATCTAGTCTTATAAAATTTAAATCTACAGTATTATTAAGATCTAGAAAGTAAGAGTGGAATTTTTTATCGAGTAAATAGACTTTCTTGTGTGAATTTATAAAAGATTGAATCTGGGCTATTTCTAAGCTAAATCCTTCGCTGTGGTTTACAGGGAATATGTAACCTTTGCTGCCATTATTATAATAGACCAGTGAGCATCTAGTAAGCGCAGGATGACTTTTTTCTGAAGAGGGTATTACTTGAATAAAACAAACATCACTTGATTCCAGCCTTGAAAGCTGATCAGACGTTTCTATAATAAAATACATACATAACCTTTAATAGAATTTACATTATAATATCAAATTTTATCTATCTATCTCTTAAGTTGTTGGTCTAGCATATTTATCATACTTTCCATTTATAAAATCTTTTATACCTAAGAATGTAATATCTAAAGTCTCTGTTAATCTTTTATTTGTATCTATGATCCCAGCTCTAGAATCAAATTGAGATATTCTTATAGTATTAAGTGGTCCAGTTAATTTCCAAAAAATAGAAGCTGTCTGCCACAAGGTTATATCATATGGAGTAGTACCATTATTTATAGAGCTGTACTCTTCTGGTGATATTTCTATAACATAGCCCTTATTATTTATTTTCTTAGCAAAATATCTAATAATATAACCTCTTATATAATCACTATCTAAAATATATGGATAGTATGGCACTGGGCCATTTGCATTTGCATTAGACGTCTGAGTTGGATTTATTGTCTTTGTAGATGAATTAGTAGACGATATTGCATTTATTACTGATTGAGGTGTATTACTACTCGCAAGATTTAATAGAGCTGGAGAGTTTAATATTTGCGTTTTAGGAGTTAATTTCTCGCCTGGTCCTGTGAGAGGATCTGGTCCTGAATATGCTGAGCCGTCATATGTTAAATAGTACTGACCTACAAAAGATTGACCATTTAGAATAAAATCTCCTCCAGTAGTCTTTTGATTTGGTATTACTCTTGCAGATGGATAATATCTTAGTGGCATATTATATTAAATTATTTATTTGTTGTAATGTAGTATCTTTATCTATATTATTATATCCTTTAGATTTAAAATACCCAATAACAGTATTAGTATATGATACAGGATTATTTTTAGGATCACTTGGGGGCGCGTAGTAAGATAGATATTGAAATAAAGTCATATTTGATGTATAGATCCTTGATGTATTATTTAAAGCTCCTTTTAATACCTGATTCCATTGTGCTTTTATACCATCCTCTAATGTAAGATATGATGTTATAGTACCCTTACTAGTATCTGTGCGTACATTACCTGGATTATTTGTTTTATAAGCTACATTAGTTTCATCTCCAAATCCTTCAACTTGAGCTTGAGCTTGCATTAATATTCTTATACCTTTAGAAATATTAGGTAGCGCTTTATCTTGTGCTGGAATATAGATAGTTCTTATAATATCATTTACACTTACATTTGATGCAGATACTATATTATTTTGAATAATAGCAGTCTGTTTTTGAAGCGGTATTGTACCAGATTTAGATCTTACAGATGTATATGCATCACTATTTCTAAGTATAGTCATAAATCCATCTATAGTAGTAGTCCACTCACTATTTTGAAAATTATGAGATATTCTGCCTATTGAAAATGCAACTCTTTTTGGAAAATTTTGAGTACTTAATTTTGATCTACTATATCTATATGGCAGCAGCCCCTCATCTATAGTAAATAATTGAAATGGATATAGACTTGATATTCCATCCATAGTTATATTTACTCTTACTGGAATTATCATCGCATGTACATTACCAGACTCTTGATTTCTAATATGCGCCATTTTTTCTATATAGTAATTTAAAGCCCTATTTTTTACATCATCTGTTAAAGAAAATGGCTGATTATCATTACTATTTACTTTAGCTCCATATATAGTTCTTACTACTTTATCAAAATTTATTGCTAATTCTGCTCTGCTAAATCTATCAGTAGGTTGAGTATTACTATTTAAATTTCTTAAATTTTGAGCATCTCCAATTTCATTTTTAAATCTATCCCTCGTCCCGTAATTATATATCCCAAAATCTGAAGTATCTTTTGAAAGACTTACTTGACTCCCTGGCACTGGATTTGCTGCAATGGATATTAAATTTGAAATTTTATTACTTATATCAGTTCTTAATTCAAAAGATCTAACTATTGAACCAACTCCATAAATTGGCAATTCAAATGCAGTATCATTATTTTTATCATAATTTATACAAATACCGTTTGTAGTTATAGAAGTATCTGCTGCGCCATTTACTTGATCATCTACTATAATATAGCAATTAGCATTATCATTATACGCTAATCTAAATGCATTTATTCCTCCAAGATATTTATTTAAATCTACTATTATAGTCTGTATAATAGACTGAAAATACACCTCATGATTATCGCTTGCTTTAGCATATCCTGATATAGTTTTTAAAAGATAATTAATATCAACTAAAATATTCATGAATTTACCAACATAACCATCTGTTTGAAGCCCGCCGTATTCGCTATTTTGTAATGGTAGATATTGATTTATAATATTATCAGTCTCTGGATCAAAGATTGTCTGATTAAATTCCTGCTTTTCATTTTCTCCATTAGTATTTTGTATAGTTTTTTTATAGTATATAGTTCCATTACTTGAAAGAATATCTTTATCAAATAGACTATCATAGTCACTTTTATCTCCTGTAAAACGTATTAAAAATTTTTCTGGGTCTATCGAAAATTGTTTTTTATTACTTAAAAAGAAATTAGTCTCTGGATTAAAATCTATATATGCCATAGGAGTTATGACTTCACTATTATAATTTGATCTATTATAAAGAATACCAGTGTGATTTAGCATCATAAGAAAAGATCCTAAGGTAATATAAATAGACTGTTTAGTGTCTTTATCTGGCACTTCCAAATTTAAAGATTCATTATATCCAGCAGTAAAAAGAGTAAATAATATTTCAAAATCTACTGGTTTTATATAATTATAATGATTTTTTAATGTTGGATTATTTCCAGTTACATTAAAAGCATTTTCTCCACTCATTAAATATCTGCTATTTCCATAATAGGTATTTATTTTTAATCTCTCTTTTTCATCTAATCCTCCATTTATGTATTTACTATATACATCATCAGTCAATTCAGCTTTTATTTGATCTACTGTAGGGAATCTTCCATCAGGAAATATAGTTGAATATGCACCTTCAGAAAATAAATCTTTATAAAATTGATCTTGTATTTCTTTTTTTATAGTACTTTGATTTGGATTATTATATACATATAGCATTATTGATTTAAGCATAAGCTCAATAGCAGATTCAGATTCTATAGCGCTTTTAAATTGATCTATATTATATTTAGCATTTATAGATTTTTTTTTATCTTTTATATCTTTATCATAATCTTGTTGTGCGGCTGAAATAGATTGATTATATTTATCTACTGGTTTATTCTCTGATAAAGGCTGAGGTCCTTCTACAGTTTTTATTAATGATAAATCGGCTAATGCTCTTAATTGATATTCTGATATATCTGCTCCTCCTAAATATATTTGTAATTGAAATTTATTAATTGGTTCAATAGCTGATAATTTTATATAAGAATATAAATCAGATGTAGATTTCCCATTTATATTAGAATCTATAGCTTCAATTTTATATTTTGTATTTGAATTATTATATGCATCATAAATACTAGTAGGATTATTTATACCTTTTGGTATAGCAATACCTATAGCATACTTATAATCTGGACCATATTTTATAGCCCTTGTATAATAATTACTAGTTAATAAATCTGATAAAAAACCATCTATACTATCTCCAGATTTTCGAATAGTATCTGTAAAAGCATTTGCATTAGGACTAGTTACTTTTAATAATTCAAGTAATCTAGGAATATCTAAAGTTACATGTATATCACCTATATCATCAGATGATAAATGTGATAAATTAAATTGTTTTGGTGCTATATATTTACCATTTATATCATTATTTATATTTTTAAAAAATATTGCATTATTTGTAGTAAATGATGACCCCCCTTCTATATAATATGCTATATCTTCATCTGCTGTAGATGATTGATTATTTGCAGGTTTACTAAATTCATATTTTGAGATCCATGTATCTGTATCTGTTTGAGCTGATGATTTATATAATGTTAAAGCTTCATCAGATTGTACATATAATTTTCCTAAATTACGTATAGCTTGAGAATATCCAAATTGTTTATAATCATTATTAAAAGTATTTTGATTTTTATTATAAAAATCGACTGCTTTTCTTTCAACATCTGGGGTATTAATATAAGAATGATCTCCTATCTTGATATGACCTGTATTAAATAATAAATTTTGAAAAGGGTCAGATATTTGTAATTGAGCCCATAAATTATTCGTATTATTCAAATCACCTATTGCTTGTGTGTAAATACTTTGTCTATTAGCATCTGCTTGCGCTTCTGCCTGAGCTACCTCTCCTTTTCTTCTTCTATCTAAATAATCTTTAAGTTGATTTTCATAGGCTCTTGTCATACCAGGATGATTAATTTTCATATTATCCATAAGCGCGCCTAATGCAAGTGCTTTTATAGTACAATCATAGCCACCCTCTGAAGTCATGGCAAAATTAAATTGAGTTATAGTTGCAAGAAATCCGCCGTAATTCCCTAAAGATTTTTGAGTATTTGTATTTATTTTGATCATTAGCTCCTCTTTAGTCCAATCAGATTTAAAAGGATTTCCAATCATAAACATCTCTGATGAATTTAATTTCCCTAAATTATCAAAATATTTTGTATGACCCCACTCTATAAGAATTGTAAAACCTGGTCTAAAGTATAGCGCATCTATAATATCAAGCTGTGATTTATCCCAAACTTTAAGATTTATATTTACAGTCCTAAGCGATCCCATTTTACCAGTAGACTCCACTGTCATACTAGTAATACCTGGCATAGGTCTATAACCATACTTTTTAATTTCACTATCTCCAAGCATGCCATATGATCCACCTAGACCATATCTAAGATTCATAGATCCATCTGTAAGAGATGGTTTTATTGTATATTGTGAAGTACCTCCATATAATACAAATTTTTCAGCAAGACTGCTCTCATTTGGTAATGTGTCGCCTATTATATCTTCATAATTTTTATAAAGAGGGGATTTTTGTTGAATAGTAATAGAGGCGCCTGGATTATCGACTGATTCATTTTCAATTAAATCAACTGAAGACACTACTCTTATCCAAGAATTTTTATTTGCAAAATAGATTAGATCTTCTTGACTTCTATTCTTTTCAGAAAGTTTTTCACTTCTTTTTTTAAGCTGATTTGCAGCCCAGGGGTATATTGAATAACCTGCAATATTACATATTTGCTCTAAATCTGCTGTAGGCATAACTTATCTTACTGTGTTTATTTGATTATAATTATTTACTATTGATCTAATATCTGAAGGAAGTCTTAATTGTACTCCTATTGGAGGAAAAACACTATCGCATGATAATGAATTTGCAGATGCAATTACCCACCAATATCCAGGATCTCCATAGATATTATTTGACATAACATCCATTCTATCTCCTAATACAGTAATAACATAAATATCATTATCAGACAGAGGAATATCTGGATATATAGCATTTACATATATAGATTTTGATCTAGGATCTACTGGATCGCTCTTTATTGTTAATATATTTTGATATCTATTTATCATTGTTTTATATTAATTATAGGTAATTATAATGGTATTTCTGGAATAGGAGTTTGAGTAATAGGAGTAGGAGTAGGGGTTTGTTGATTTATTTTAGATATTGCATCATAAACACGTAATTTAGATTGTAAAAATCCCTGTTTTGTACCATTTGTAATTAAATTAGTAATAGAATCTGGCGTTGATCTACTTGGTAATATATCATGTATAGGTTTAAAAGTTATAGATACATCTAAAACATGTGGTAATTCTTGTAAACTAGGATTATCATCTATATTTATTTCCCAAGGTATACTATTGTCTACAGTGATATTTACATTTTCTAAAAATCCAGGTACTCTATATAAATAGTCCCCTAAAGTAATTTTTACTAGAGGCGCTCTCATAGTCTGATTTCCATTAGTAGAGTAATCTGGGTAGACTTGAGATATTAAATAATTAAGTTTATTATATAGAGGTTGTAGTTCACTTGCACTAAATGCTGCTACTTTAAAAGAAAATGATATACTTCTTGAAAATCCTTGATAAGTATAAAATTCTTCTCCTCTACCATAATATCTAAAAGAATTTAGTACTGCAGAATTTGAGTCTGTAAATCCATTAGATAATAGTACTCTAAATATAAGGGCCACATAGTTATTTGGATGATCATTATCTACACACTCAAATCCAAATTTTATACTATCAGTCTTTGGTATTTTTAATATACTAGCCATTATTTTATAAGGATCATCTCCATTTATAGGATTTATAGCTTGTGGATATAGTGAATTTATAACATCATTTCTTGATCCTGAAGGCGCTGAAACATTATATACTCCTATGCGATTTTGCATAGATTTTTTATTAGTATAAGGTTCTGTTTTAGTAAAATCCTTGCTGCCTTTTACAGGGGTCTGTTGTGCAATTTGAGCATATGTCATATTACTACCTATTAAATTTATAGTAGTATCAAATGCTCTTTTTATTACTGTATTTCCAGATTGATACCCTGAATTTGGTCCACCCGGGTAATTAAATAGTGTATTTGCAGTTGTAGAAATACCTAAACTTTTAGCAAGTGCTAGATCTATTATTGGCACACTAAATACTGTAGTAGGTGCAGTAGTCATATTACTAATCTTTAATTTAGTAAGTAATAATAATCTATTATTTACTGCATCATTAGATATATTTTGAAATCCTACTGTATCTGCATAGTATTGATCTCTAGCGCCAAAATTAACACTGCCCACTCTTGTAAGATGTCCTCCGGTGCCCTGTATTTTAACTTGACCTAAAAGATTATCTACACTATATACTCGAGTATTTTCTACAATTCCAGGCAAAATTTGTGAATTATATGAATCTATAAAACTAGGACCAGTTTCCATTTTAGGATTTGTAAATTGTAAAGTTCTCTGTTTATCTAAAAATACTTTACCTTTTACTGGATCATTTAAAAATGCCTTAATCCTCTGCGTGTCTATTTCTCTTGAAGGGTATGTACCTCCTCTAATAGGAAAATCTACTAATGTCCCAATATCCGCTTTTATAGTAACGCCTCCAACATCAGCAGAGCCGCTATTATTAAATTTCACATATGGCTGTCCAGAATAACCTCCTCCTTTTTGATCTTGTGAAAATTTTAAAGATGTGTATTTAGTTTGTAGATTTATAAGTGCCATTATATTACTATTATTTTGTTTGAGATGCGCCTGTTTGACCTCCAGTATGATATGGATGAGTATTTGTACTATCTGCTGCTGGTAAATTATAATACACGGTCTGATTAGCCTGTCCTACTTTATGACCTTCTTGTTGTATAGTACTATTTAATTGAATTGTAACCGGTTGTACTCTATTTTGAGTAGGCATAGTAGATGGTGTGGCTACTGATGTATTATCTCTAAAACCTACTTGATTTGATATAGCATTTGGAGATACCTCTTCTGGCTTAAAAAAATCTGAAACTTTTCCAGCCGCAATATCTAATCCGGCTCCTACTGCAAATGATTTCGCAGCACCTATACCTAATCCAACAGCCGCGCCCTCTGCACCTGGTACAAATGCTAATGCGATCGCAGCTATTGTTTGAATTGCTCCTAATATTTCAAAAAATGTGGCAGCTGCATGCATTAATCCTGATATAGCTTTAGGTAAATTTACAAAAAAATGAGCTATTCCTTTTATTATAGGTTCTATTTTTTCCATTATGGTCTTAAATCCACCTGCTGAATTTACCATATTTATAAAAGAATCAATTATTGGACCTAGATACTTTTCAAGTACTATAGATAAATTATCTTTTATTTTCTCTATTACACTATTCCACTTATCTGCTATGGACGCTGATCTATCTTGAGCTGCGCCTTGTTCTGTTAATATACCTTCTATTTGTTTGTATGTATAACCCTGTTTTACTAATTGATTATATGTTTCACCGGCAGTTGCATTTTCAGCTATTCCATATTTTCTTACTAATTCTTGTTTTTTAATTATTTCTGCTAAACTATCTTCAGACATATTTAAGGCTTCGGCATATGCCTGTCTTTCAATAGTATTCATTTTTTCAAAATCTAGCATACTAGGAATTCTTTTTCCTATTTCTGCCATAAGCCCGGCAGTATCATGAGTTAAAGATAAGTATCTTAATCTTTGTAAATTAAGATCTTTTCCTGTAATAAGCTGAGCTTCAAATTCTTTACCTATGCTAGTTTCAAAATCAAGAAATCCATTTGCTGTAGAATTTACTTGATCTAAAGATAATCCTAAAGCATGCGCTTTTACAACTGCTGCTGTTAAAGCTGGAACATTACCTTTAAAATTTAATAAAACAAGGGAAGATACTTTTGATATCTCTCCTACTATTTGTTTTTGAGATAGTAATGATTTATTTCTACTACCTTCTATTTGTCTAATTGAATCTATAGTATAATATGTATCTTTAAAAGATTTTCCACTTAAAGCAGAATTTTCCATTATAGATCCTAAATCAGCTGCAGTAAGACCAAATTGTCTTTGAAGAATAGCGGCCGTCTCTGTAGTTTCTTTATTATTTTTTAGAAAAAGACCAGACGCTTCTGTTAATGCTGAATACGCCTCTCTATACTCTTTAGTAGTAAAAAATAAATCTTGAGATGAATTAACCATGCTAAGAAAAGACTCTTGTAGTCCTTTAGCTGCGACGGATCCTATTCCAAGATTTTTACCAAATTCAAATATAGCGGTATTCCATCCAACTATTAAATTTAAAGTCTCTGTTGCTACTTTCTTAATAAAACCAAATACTGCTTTTATTCCACTCCAAATAGCACTTTGAGCCTTCATTACAAGACTAAATTGAATTGCTGGGTCAATTAATGATTCTTTTATGCCGGCTTTTAATCCAGCTAAAAATATTTTACTTCTACTTTGATTATCTTCAAAAGCATCTTCCATAGCTTCTAAAGCCTTGGTTCCAATAGAAATATCAATTCCTAATTTTTTAAATAGAGCTCCAGTTATTCCTATTTTTGAACTAAATTCTTTTGCTGTGCTTAATTGACTTTTTAATCCAGATTCTATATCTTTATTAGCATCTGATATTTTTTTATATACTAAATATTCAGCTTCATTTATATCTAAATTATGTTCTTCAAGTTGTAATTGAGCAATTTTTTGATTTATAATATCAGCTTGAATCTTTAATTGATTTTCAGTAGTTTTATCATTTGATTTTAATCTAATTAATTCTTTTTGAGATTCTAAAATATCATTATTTAAATCTAAAATTTTCTGTACATTTATCTTTTGTGTATTTGATAATTTACTTTCTTTTTCCTCAAATATACCCTGTTGAACTTTTATTTTATAAAGTTGATTATTTATATCTTTTATATTAAGTTCACTTGCAGTAGTAACTTTTAATTTTGCATTTAAAACTTCTGTATATTTACTAGTATTCTTAAGTGCTGTTTGTGCTTCTTTTAATATATCATTAAAATCCCCAGTAGCTTCTGTTATGCTTCTGAGTATAGTTTTAATACTATTTAATTCTTCTGTTGTTTTACTAAGTTGATTTGTAATATTAGCTTTGCTAGGAATT